AGTTTTGGTGAGCAAATACAGAGCGATGCGAGCGCTTCAAGCGAAGCAGCGCGACAATATTTGCGAGGGCAAGACGGAGTCGCGCTACGGAATAAGGACCTTCGGTGCAACGCTGCAAGGCAGCGTGCTACGATTTAACGGCGCGGGGCGCCGTGCTACTATATCGGTATCATGCGGTCGGTCCATGCCGCTTGATATATATTTTTCTCCTGGCGCGGCGGTTTTTGACCTTTTACCGCCGCGCGATTTTCAGACAGAGAGCCCTTCACGCTTCAGGCGGGACGTGTTTCGGAGACGCAGCTGAGGCTGCGTGCTACGTGCCGCACAGCGGACCGCGGAGGGACTTTTTTATGCCGCCGTAGCTCAGACGGTGAGAGCCATGGTGCGCGGGTTCAAGGCCCGCCGGCGGCGACAGGCGCGGGATGTGCCGCGGAAACGCGGAGGGGAATCATCCGGCGGAGGCGGAGAACGCCGGAAACACAAAGGCAATAACCGCCGCTTGGGCGGAAGCACCACGCCGCGCCCGGTGGGCGATGAAGGCGGGGTGCTGACGGGAAGAAACAGGGAGAATCGCGAAGCGCTCCAAGCGAGCGAGGCGACCATGTTTCTGACGGGCATAAACAAGCTATAACCGCCGCTTGGGCGGATAGCATAAAAAAACAAACTGGCGGGGTCGTGCGCTTCCGGGAGGAGGCGGGCGGCCCTGCCGCACTGTGAAAGGAGTGCATGAAATGAAGAGAGATGCCTATCTCGCACTGCGGGAAACTCTCATGTCGGAGGCCCAGGCGGCGCTTGACGACGACAAGCTGGACGAATTCGACAACAAGGCAAAGGCCATCGAGGACCTGGACGCGAAGTTCGCCGAAAGCGAAAAGAAGCGCGCCAACCTGGAGGCCCTGAACAAAGTGCCGCAGGTGGCCGGCGCTTCCAACCTGATGAACGCCGGCAAGGCGGCGCTGACCGGCACCGCGGAGACGGTCGAGGAATCGATCTACGAGAGCGACGAATACAAAAACGCGTTCATGCGGTTCGTCGTGAACCGGACGCCGATCCCCGAGAAGTTCCGCAACGCGGACGCCGGTACCACCACCAGCGAGGTGGCCGCGGTGATCCCCAACACCACCGTGCAGAAGATCATGGACAAGATCGACGCCTCCGGCGGCGTGCTGGCCGAAGTGACCAGAACGTCTTATAAGGGCGGCGTGACGGTGCCCGTGGCTTCCGCCAAGCCCGTGGCGTACTGGGTCAGCGAAGGCGCGGCCAGCGGCGACGGCGTGGACACCCAGCAGGTGACGCTGGGCGATTCCATCACCTTCGCGTACTACAAGCTGCGCTGCCCGGTCCGCATCAGCCTGGAGACCAGCGTCATGGCGTATCCGGCGTTCGAGGCGTTCATCGTCAAGAAGATCGCCGAGGCCATGACCAAGGCGCTGGAGGCGGCGGTGGTTTCCGGCAACGGCTCCGGCAAGCCCAAGGGCATCATCGCGGAGACCGTGGCCAGCGGCCAGAACGTGGATATCACCGAGGGCAGCCACATCACCTACGCCAATCTGGTGGCCGCCGACGCGCTGATTCCTACCGGCTACGCCGATTCCGCCAAGTGGTTCATGACGCGCAACACCTTCTACAATGAGGTCGTCGCGCTGAAGGATACCGCCGGACAGCCCATCGCCAGGGTGGATCACGGCCTTGACGGCAAGCCCGTGGCGCGGATCCTCGGCCGCCCGGTCGTGTTCGTGGAGAACGGCCTTTCCAACTTCGCCACCTCCGTGTCGGGTGACACCATCGTGGCGTTCACGTTCTCCGGTTCGGACTACATGCTGAACACCAACTACAACGTGACGCTGAAGAAGTACACCGACGAGAAGACCGACGACGAGTGTATGAAAGCGATCATGCTGGTGGACGGCAAGGTCATCGACAAGAACAGCCTTGTCACCGTGACGGTAAAAAACGGGTAAACACCGTCAGCCCGGCTTCCGCCCCGTTTGATAAAAACAGCGGGGCGGAGGGATACGTCGACCGCAGCTTCGAGGTGCTGAACCTCGATGCGGGAGTGACGATCACGAATCTGTACGTCGGACAAACCGAGATCGCCAAAAGCGGCGGCGCCAACTGGTCCGTCAGCGGAGGCAAAACGGTGGTGCTGAAAAAGGCCTATCTCGCCACGCTGGACGTAGGCGATACGGTCTTTACGGCAAAGGCGTCGGACGGGCTGACGGTGAACTTCACGGTGACGGTGAGCGACTCAACGCCGGAGGGGAATCAGGTGATGCCGGACAGCGTGATCTTTGACATCAATCCTGAAGGAGCGAATTACAAAAACGCAACGCTGGTTGTGACGCCGGTTTCTGAAGGCGCGACGATCAGCAAGCTGTTTTCTGTCGGAGACCCCGGCGAAGAAGACTTTGACTTGCCGGAGACGATCGACGACGTCGGACTGTTATGGTCCGCAGACGGTAACACGATGACCTTATACGCAGAGGGATTCGTCGCGCTGTACGCATTACTCGAAAGCGACCCGGGAACGAGCGATTGGTATATCCTGCTTTCGGACGACAGCAAGGCGCCCTTCGCCATCACCTTTGAGGACACGCAAAACGCATAAACAAACGGAGGCGGAGTATGACGACGGAAGAATTCAGGGAGCGGCTGCGGTTCAGCACCGGCAGTCACGACGGCGAGATCGTTCAGAAGATCGCCGTGGCCGACGCGGAAATGGCCCGGGTCGGGATCAACGTGAACGCGGAAGGGGATGCGGCCCTCCATCTGCTGGATTACGCCCGGGAGCTGTTTCTGAAAGCGGAATTCAATTTCGACGGGCGCGGCGAGCGCTATGGGGCGCAGTTCGAGGCCGTCAGAGACGCCATGAAGCTGTCCTCCGCCTATACCGCGCCGGTCAGCGGTCAGACGGGAGGCAGCGATGGATGAGCAGATCACGCTGATCACCGTGACGAGGGCGCTGGAAAACGGCCGGGAGACGCGCGCGGAAACGGCGCGGAACGTCTGGGCAGGGGTGAAAAGCGTCGCGCGCAGCGAATTCTATCAGGCGAATCAGGCGGGCATGACGGCCGAGTTGATATTCAAGGTCAACTCGGACGAGCTCGGCGACGCCGAATACGTGGAATATCCTGCGCGGGAAGGCGTCGATCCTGCGGACGAACGGTATAAGATCCTGCGGACCTACCGGACAGACGCACGGTACACAGAGCTGACCTGCCAGAAGATGCGCTGACAGCGCGGCAGGCAGACGATTATTTCAGACGGAGCGGCGCTCCGGAAACAAGAAAGGAAGTGAAGCAAAATGCAGTATAAAGCATGCGCTCCGATGATCGCGGAGGTCGACGAAGAGAACTCGGTCTCCACAATGAGTTATAAGGCCGACACCGGCAAGGCCATCGGCAAGCTGATGAACGTCAAGGTCGATCAGACCAGAAGCAGCGTGAAGGGCTACGGCGACGACGACGTGGCGGAGGAGATCAACGAGTTCAGCTACGCGACGGTGACGCTGGACGCCACGTTCCTGCCGGCAGCATGCGAGGCCGTGATGTTCGGGAACCATTATAAGGCCGCGACGACCGGCACCAACGCTACGCCGGAGAGCATCGTGGACAACGCGGAAGACGAAGGCAGCTATACGGGATTCGGGTTCGTGTACTGCGACAGACAGAACGGAACAGACGTATACCGTCTGTACTGGCTGTATAAGGTCAAATGGACGAATCCGAACGACGATTTCACCACGAAAAAGGAGAATATCGAGTTCAAAAACCCGCAGATCACCGGGACCGCGTACAAGGGGCCTGACGGCAACTGGCGGAAGCGCGAGGTCTATGCGACCGGCGGGGCGGCGCTGGCGGCACTGAAGACGCTGGCGAAGGTCCCCGCGACCTGACAGCAGAGCGGAGAGAGCCGATTCACAGGGGCGCGGCGAGGCCCTGCGGGGGTCGCTGCGCTCCTCGGTTTGGCAGCAGGATGCGGCCTGATCTTATTCCGCAGCAGGCAATGCGGAATGCGGAATTTTTCGGCAGCCGGGCGGGATCCATCATGGGGTAGCGCCGGGACGGCGTGATGATATGACTCAGGAGGGGTGATCGGAATATGGATACAACGGCAGGGACGGAGACGGTGGCGGTGATCCAGCAGGGGGCGCAGTATTATCTGCCGCTGCGGATCCGGATGAACGGGGACGTCACTTCGCCGGATAATGTTGACGATCTCAAGATCAAGGTCGGGCATGTGACGGCGCAGTTGTCTAAGGAAGAGCTGTCGTATGCGGGGGAAAACTGGCTGTTTCCGCTGCGGCAGGAGGACTCGCTGAAATTCAGCGGATCCGTCCGTTGTCAGGCCTCCATCAAACGCGGCGATAATATTTATCCGTCCAGAACGATGTTGATCCATGTGGACACGTCGATCATTACAGACGGATTCTGAGGGGGGTGTGTGGCCGTGGATGGCTGCAGACACGCGGTGGAGATCGAGATCATCGGCGCGGCGCTGCCGGATCTGGAGATCGGGACGCCGGCAGAGATCGAAATGGAAACGCAGAAACCCGACGGAGACCTGCCGCCGGGCTATGACGGACCCACGGAGGTGACGCCCTCCGGGGAGACTCAGGTATTATATACGTCGAACAGGATCGTCAGGGAAGATATCGTCGTGAGACCGATCCCGTCCAACTGGGGACGGATCAGTTATAACGGCGTCGCCCTGACGGTTGAATAATGCAAAGGAGACTTATTTATGGCACAGAATGTAATCATCAACGGCGTAACCTATTCCGACGTGCCGGAGGTGGACATCCCGAAGGCGGGCGGCGGTACGGCAAAATTTTTCGACGCCGCCGGAACGAACGTGGAGGCCGCCAATGTTCTTTCCGGCAAATCGTTCGTCGGCCCGAACGGGCCTGACTCGGGAACCATGCCGGAAAACGGCGCGGTCGAAGGCGAGATCGACACCAAAAACGGCAGCGTGACGATCCCGGCGGGGCATACCAGCGGCGGCACCGTGTCGATCAAGGCCAGCGCTGTGGCCGACCTGACAGCCGCGGCGCTGCTGGCGGGCAAGACCGTGCTCGGCGTGGCCGGTCAGCTGGTAATGCCGGTGATCAGTCAGGACAGCACGACTAAGGTGCTCAGCATCAGCTGACGGAGGCGTTATGGCGCAGAACATCAGTCTGATGGGAGCGTCTTACCCGGACGTTCCCTCCGTAAAGCTGCCGAAGACCGGCGGCGGGCAGGCGTCGTTTGTGGACGTGACGGGCGCGTCGCTTTCCTCATCCGACGGAGCGAAGATTCTGACTGGGAACAGCGCCTTCGGCAACGACGGCAAGCTGATCACAGGCACCGGGCTGGACTATAACGAATTTGCCACGTACATGATCGATTTTAACACTGCGCAGGTGACGCTGGCGTCGGATTCACACAGCTTTCCGATCCCGGCCTGCGATTTCAACGGAAGGCCGATCCGGTGGATCTCCGTTCACGGTAATTTCGGAATACTCAGCACGACTTCCACCGCGACGCAGAGGTCATACGTCAACGCTTTTACATATTCGCGGGACTATTTGCTTAAGATCAGTGTGGCGTCCGAGTTTATGGCAAGCACCGTGCGAGTCGGAAAATCAAATTCCACGACGGCGACAGCGTTCGCTCCCATTTACGGCCAGAGCTATTTCTTCTTCTCGAATTTCGACCAGGTCGAATCCGGGCAGGCAACCGTCAGTGTGAACACTGAGAAAGCGTCAACGCTGTGGTTTCGTGGGGGCGTGACGTATTACGTGACGGTAGGAGGCTGACAAAATGGCGTATTATTTCATCGACGACGGCGTTACCTCCGCCTACGTAAAAATAGACGGACCGATGCCGGAGACCGGGAACGAGGACATCACCGAGCTGACGGAAGAAGAGTACATGGCTGCCGTCGGGGCGCTGCTGGAAGGTCCGTTTGAATGAGTCGACGGCGCCGACAGGCCGCGCGGGGCGCGGTCGGTTTGGCCGCCTGCGGGCGGCCGTGATTTTATACGGCCTGCGGCCGGGGTCGCTGCGCTCCTCGGAATCGCGTTGCGGGCGGCTCACTGAGCCGCGCTACATTATAACGGCGCAAGGCGCCGTGCCACGATGATAACGGTGGATGCCGGGACGCAGCTGAGGCTGCGTGCTACGTGATGGGGGAATTCCGCGGCAGCCGGGAGGCGGTCGTCATGGGCGAGAGCCGGAAACGGCGCAAGGCGCCGTGCTACGTCATGGGGGAATCCCGCGGCAGCCGTGAGGCGACCGGAGGGAAAATCGCAATCGTTTGCGATTATCGGAAAAACGCAATCACAGACGGCGCGGCGCGCCGGTTGATTTACGAAACGGAGGAAATAAAATGAACGCGAGATATGAAGCGGAGACCAAAAAAGGCACCGTCGGCTTCGAGCTGGCGGGAAACACCTATGAGCTGGCGATGACGCTGCACGTGATCGCCGAGCTGCAGGAACAGAAAGGCGACGTGGGAGACGCTCTGGCGGACGCGACCACCAGCGTGAAGAAGCTGGTGGAGGTGTATCTGCTGATCTTCAACGACGCCATCGACAACTGGAACGAAGACCATCCGGAGGACAGACGGGAGCGGTTCACGGCCGACTCGCTGTCCAGACGGTTGTCATATACGGACGTGGAGCGCCTGACGGAGGCGCTCTTCGTGATGGTGGGGAAATCAATGCCGAAAGTGAACATGGC